AGGTACAAAAATAAGTGATACTAATGGTAATGAATTATTAAATTTAACAGCTACAAGTTCAGCAGTTAATGAACTTACACTAGCAAATGCTGCTACTGGAAACAAACCAACTATTACAGCATCTGGTAGTGATACTAATATAGGGGTATCTATTCTTCCTAAAGGTAGTGGTCAAGTAACAATAGACAATCTAACTTTCCCAGCAGCAGATGGAAGTTCTGGTCAAGCATTAACTACAGATGGATCTGGAGCTTTATCTTTTACAAGTGTTGAGGGAAGAACAGGAACTGTGAATTGGCAAACAGGATCAATTAAAACAGCAACTTTTACAGCAGCAAATGGCGAAGGTTATTTTGCAAATACATCAGGTGGAGCTTTTACTATGAATTTACCAGCTGGTTCTGCTGGAGCAATCGTATCAGTTGCAGATTATGGAGCAACTTTTAACACAAATAATTTAACAGTTTCACCAAATGGTACAGATAAAATTGGTTCTATTAATGATGATGCAATTTTAGATACAAAAGGACAATCTGTAACTTTTGTATATGTAGATTCAACACAAGGTTGGATTAATACTATGGATTCAACATCTAATGTTAGAGGAAAACCTCCTTTTATGGTGGCAACTGTAACTGGTGCTTGTAATACTTTAGTAACAGCACCTTGTTGTGCTAATACAAAAATAGCAACATTTACAGGTCCTGGAACTTTTTGTGTGTCAGCATTAGCTTCATGTACATCACGAAATGAAATATCTTATCTAGTAATAGGATCTGGTGGTGGAGGAGGCGGTGGTGGCGGTGGTGGCGGTGGTGCTGGTGGTTTTAGAGAAGGTAAATCTCCAATTACTCCTTATACAGCTAGTCCATTAAATGCTCCAGCAGGTTTAACAATTTCAAGTGCAACTGCATTTCCAGTTGTAATTGGAGGTGGTGGAACAGGTGCACCTAATGTAGGTGGATCTGGACCTAATTCAAGTTTTTCAACAATAACATCAACTGGTGGTGGAGGAGGAGGATCAAGAAATGCAGGAGCTCCTCCGGATGTGCCATCTGTTAGAGCTGGTTTACCAGGAGGATCAGGAGGTGGCGGTGGCGGAACTTGTGGTGCAAATCCAAATCCAGATGGTGGAAATGGTAATACTCCTCCAGTAAGTCCTCCTCAAGGAAACAATGGAGGACAAGGAAGAAATTCAGGTAATCACCAAGGTGGTGGAGGTGGTGGAGCTGGTGGTGTAGGTGCTGCTGGAAACTGTTCACCAGATACTGGTGGACCAGGAGGAAATGGTGTTGCAACTTCTATTTCAGGATCATCTGTAACAAGAGCAGGTGGTGGAGGCGGTGGAAACCAAGGACCTGTTGTTGGAACTGGTGGAACTGGTGGTGGTGGAGCTGGTGGAAATCCTAGTGGAGGTCAAACAGCTGGAACTGCAAATACTGGTGGCGGAGGTGGTGGAGAAGGATTTACTCCAGGTGCTGGTGCAAATGGTGGTTCAGGTGTGGTAATAATAAGGTATAAATTTCAATAGGTAAAAAATTATGGCACATTTTGCAAAAATAGGATTAAATGGAAAAGTTCTTCAAGTATTAACATTAAATAATAATGATATGTTAAATGCTGATGGAGTAGAAGATGAAACAGTTGGACAACAGTATTTAGAAACAAATAACAACTGGACAGCACAAATGTGGATTCAAACATCTTATAATACAAGTGGTAATCAACATAAAAATGGTGGCACACCTTTTAGAGGTAACTACGCAGGAATTGGTTATACTTGGGATGAAGATAATCAAATATTTTGGTCTAAAAAACCTTACCCATCATGGGTAAAAGATTTAACAACTGCATCTTGGAAATCACCTATTGGTGATGCTCCAGATTTAACAGATACACAAACTGCAGAAAATACAGCTGGTACTCATAACTGGAGTTATGTTTGGAATGAAGAAAATCAAAATTGGGATTTGACAAATAGCTAATATTATTGTTTTATGTTTGATGTGGGGATCAAAAAAAAAATCTTAACAGAACAATCATTATATTTTGGTAATGTTAATATGCCGAAAGGCTTTGAGATAGATCAAGAAAAACTTACCAACGATATTTTACAATCTACTTTTAATTTTAAAGAATTTCCATTCTCAAGAACTTGGGATATGTTAAATACTTATATGAGAGATCACATTGGTGTTGAGTATGATATTAATTTAATTAATAAATCAACATGGGGAAATATTTACAAACCCAGCGAGACTACAATTCCTTTATTAAATATTGATCCAGTAGATCTACGTAACTCTCCAGACTTTACATTATTATATGGTGTAAAAGTAAAAGATTGTTTTGTTCAAATACACTATGAAGATAACAGACGTAAAGGAAGAAGTTGGGATATAGAACTTAAAGATAATATGTTCATTATGTTTCCATCTACTAATATGTATTATCTAACTAACAATCAAAAAAATTCATTAAACTTTGTCCAAACAATAACTTATGAATATATCTAATTACTATTGGTATTTTAGTGGTGTGCTTACACCAAAGTTTTGTGATGATGTAATAGCTTATGCAAATTCACAAGAAGAAGTAATGGCTAGAACAGGTGGATTTGGAAACAGAGATTTAAAAAAAAAAGAAATAAAAGATATGAAGAAAAAAAGAAACTCTGATTTAGTGTGGCTTAACGATACTTGGATATATAAAGAATTACACCCATACGTTCACGAAGCTAATAGAAATGCTGGTTGGAACTTTGAATGGGATAGATCAGAATCGTGTCAGTTTACAAAATATAAACACAACCAATATTATGATTGGCATTGTGATGGTTGGGATAAACCTTATGAAAAAGAAGGACCTGACAATGGTAAGATTCGAAAACTATCTATGACTTGTCAATTAACAGATGGTTCAGAATACACAGGTGGTGAATTAGAATTTGATTTTAGAAACTACGATCCACATATGAGAGACGAAACTAAACATTTAAGAAAAGCAAAAGAAATTTTACCTAAAGGTTCTATTATTGTCTTTCCTTCATTTGTTTGGCATAGAGTTAAACCCGTAACCGCTGGTACAAGATATAGTCTTGTAGTCTGGCATTTAGGTAAACCATTTAGATAATATGTATATAAATAATTACTTTAACACAACCATTTGGTCAGAACAAAAACCAGAGTTTGTAAAATCATTAACAAAAGCATCCAACAAATATATTAAAGCTGCTAGAAATTTTCCAAAAGCTAAAGCACATATAAAAAAGTTTGGAGACTTTGGAAGAAGTTATCATTCAACACCTTTAACAGCTGATAATGATTTTTTAGATTTTAGAAATTACATTGGTCAAAAATCTTGGGAGTATTTAGACCATCAAGGTTTTGATATGCAGCAATACACAACATTATTTAGTGAGATGTGGGTACAAGAGTTTGCTAAAAAAGGTGGTGGTCATCATTCAGCACACGTACATTGGAATCAACACGTATCAGGTTTTTACTTTTTAAAGTGTAGTGATAAAACATCAATGCCAGTATTTCACGAACCTCGTACTGGAGCAAGAGCTACTAAATTAAAAATGAAACCAGATCAAGAAGGTGTATGGAATGGATCAGAATTAATCCACTTTAAACCAACACCAGGTACATTAATTATCTTTCCAGGATTTTTAGAACACGAATTTAGTGTAGACTTTGGTATAGAACCTTTTAGATTTATACATTGGAACATACAAGCTCTACCAAAAGAAATGATTAAAGATGTTTAAAAAAAATAAATACACTATAATTAGAAAAGCTATTAATAAAGATTTAGCTTTATTTATTTACAATTATTTTCTTATGCAAAGACAAGTTTATAATACTTGTATGCAACATAGATATTTTTCTCCTTATGAAAATATTATAGGTCATTATGAAAATGAGAATGAACAAATACCTAATACATATTCTCAATATTCTAATATAGCCATGGAAACTTTAATGTTAAAATGCCAACCCATTATGGAGAAATTAACAGGATTAAAACTTCAACCATCTTATACTTATGCAAGAATATATAAAAAAGGAGACGAATTAAAAAGACATAAAGATAGATTTAGTTGTGAAATATCTACTACTATGAATCTTGGTGGAGATCATTGGGATATATATTTAGAACCATCTGGTAAAGAAGGAATGAAAGGAATTAAAGTTTCTTTAAAACCTGGAGATATGTTAGTTTATTCTGGTTGTGAACTAGAACATTGGAGAAAAAAATTTAAAGGTAATGAATGTTGCCAAGTATTTTTACATTATAATAATAAAAAAACTAAAGGTTCTAAATTAAATTTATTTGATAAAAGACCACATCTAGGACTACCATCTTGGTTTAAAAAGTGATATAAAAAATTCGCAAGTGAGTATTACCACCACACCAAATATTCACTTGCCTAACTATGGTTTAAATCTATTATTATGAAATTTATTTTAGCTTATACAATATGCTCAGCAATTACAGGTTTGTGCAACAACACAACAGTATTACCAATGGAATTTAATTCCTGGACAGATTGTACTAAAGCTGGTGCTTTAGCAAGTATTAAAGTTGTTAATAATAATTTAGAAAAATTTAACGAAAAAAAATTATATGTAACTTATTTTTGCAATCAAATAGAGGGTGAAGATGCCTAAAAATTCTGCATTAGAAAGAATAGAATCACACGAAAAACTTTGTCGTATCATGCAAAAACAAACTCATCAAAAAATTAACAATATAGAATCAGAAATTAAAGATATTAAAAAACATATGTATTATGCTATGTCAGCTTTAATAGGTGGAATGTTTACAATTATAGTTATACTATTTCAGAAACTTTAACTTTAAGGTCTTTATGGCTAGAAGAAAGAAAGCAGTTACTGGTCTAACCTCAGAATTAAAGGCTCAACTTAGGCTTGCGGAAGATCCTAATTTAATAGTATTTATACCTGTTGGAGGTCTTGGTCCTGTAGATATTGTTACTTTAAATATGACAACAGGAGAGTATAATGCTTATGATGTTAAGTCTAAAAATTATAGAAAAAGCAATAGTTATATCGCACCAGATGGGTATAAAAGAAACCTTAAAGGAACATTTATATCAAGAGGAACAACTAAAGAACAAAAAAAACTTAAAGTAAGGATTATATACGAATGAAATTATCACAAAACTTTACCCTTCAAGAACTAACTAAATCAGATACAGCTATTAGATTAGGTATACCTAATGAACCTAACTCAGATCAGATTGAAAAATTACAAAACCTTTGCGAGACTTTACTTCAACCAGTTAGAGATAAATTTGGTCCAGTAATTATAACATCTGGATTTCGTAGTGAACAGCTATGTGTTAAAATAGGTAGTTCAATCAATAGCCAACATAGCAAAGCTGAAGCTGTAGACTTTGAAGTACCGGGAACAGATAATGCCGATCTTGCTTATTGGATAAAAGATAATATAGAAGGGTGGGATCAAATGATCCTTGAATTTTATACGATTGGTGAACCTTCAAGTGGCTGGGTGCATTGTAGTGTTGCAGATAAACCTAGAAAACAATTCTTGAGAGCTTACAAAGAAGATGGTAAGACGAAATACAAACCAATACTAGGAGACATAAGATGTGGTTAAGTGCAATTAAGTTGGCTGTTCAAGCAGGTAGCCATATATATAAAAATAAACAAAAAACTAAAATGCTAATGGCAGATGCTCAAATGAACCATGCACAAAAAATGGCAGAAGGCAAAGAAGAGTATCAAGGTAAATTATTAGAAAGCAGAAACTCAGACTGGAAGGATGAATTTATTTTAATTTTACTAAGCGTGCCAATCGTAATGTTGGGATTTGCTGTATGGTCAGACAATCCAGAACACATGGAAAAAATGCAGCTCTTCTTTGAATATTTTTCTAACCTACCATTTTGGTATCAATCAATTTTTGTGGGAGTAATTGCGAGTGTTTATGGTCTTAAAGCAACAGATTTAATTAAAAGAAAATGACAATAGCTGCTTTTGATCCCAGTTTATTAAGCAACTATGATGAACCTAAATACCTTTTACATTTTCAATGGAAAAATTCTGACACTAAAATTTACAGATATGCTTTAGTAGAAGAGATAGATATAACTAAAATAGATCACAGGTTAAAACTAAAACAAGATGAAATAGGATTGACCCAACAAAAGATATGGGAAAAGAAATATAAATGAAAAATATATCCACATCATACTCACAACAATATAATAAGAAAGTAAGTTTATTATCACAACAAACAGGAAAAAATGGCAAGAGTAAAGTTCAATATAGCAGATCAACCTCACGAAAGAATACCAAAAAAAACAAGTATAGGTAGACGACCTAAACTTTCTTCTATGAATAAGCATAAGAAGAGACAAAAAGGCAAGTCAAAAAATCGTGGACAGGGTAAATAATATCTTATATTAGAAGATCATAGGAGATAAATATGATTGATGAAATTAAAGACATGATTAAACATTACATAGAAGATCATAAAACAGCAGTTATTATTGTTGGTGTGCTATTAGTTATAGCTCTAATACTATAATAATCTTATAAAGAATAACCTATGGAGATAGAGAAGATGAACTATTATTTTACAGGTGTTCTTATAATTATGATGTTGTTATTGGCTTTCTGTGGAGGTCCGGCAACATGATTGATAAATACGTATATAAAGTTCTTGGTTTTTTTGATAAATACATTGAATGGACTAATTATTTATTTGCTCCAAAATGTAAATGCAAAAGAAAGAAAAAATGAAAGTATCAGAAAGCACATCAGTAAGTATGCCAATTAAAAATATGATTGGTATTGTTGTAGCTGTTGCTATGGGTGTGTTTGCATATACAGAAGTTACAGCTAGACTTACATCATTAGAGACATCAAGAGAATTATTTGAAAATGATTTACTTAAAAAATCTGAACAAGTACCTACTGACCAGGAACAACATTTTTTATTAGAAGATCTTTATAAAACAGTAGAGAAATTGCAATCTACTCAAGAAATGAATATGACTAATAAAGTTAATATAGAATTTTTAAAATCACAACTTGAAAAAGCGTTGGCTGATATTGAACATTTAAAAGATAAGGTTAGAGCAAATGGAAAATCTTACTGAAATAGTAATAGCATTATTGATGATCGTAAACCATGAGATTAAGGAACATAGAATACAACCTACTATGTCTGATTGTTTAAAAGGTAAAAGAATTGCCAACAGACAACTTAATAATAATGTAGAATATAAATGTATTAAATCAAAAGCAGAAATAGAAATTTATATGGGTGAAAAATCAATTAAAAAACTTATACTAGAATAATGGCTATTAGAAAAACAACAAAAGGTAAAGACGCAAACTACAGACCTACAAAGAAAGGTGCTGGGATGACAGCCAAAGGTGTTGCAAGATATAGAAGAGCTAATCCCGGATCAAAATTAAAGACAGCAGTAACAGGTAAAGTTAAGAAAGGATCTAAAGATGCTAAACGTAGAAAAAGTTATTGTGCAAGATCAGCCGGACAATTAAGAAACTCATCAGCTAAAACAAGAAACGATCCTAACTCAAGAATAAGACAAGCAAGACGTAGGTGGAAGTGCCGATAAAAAAGAAAACATGGGTAAGACCTAAGCAACAATCTTTAATCTGTGGTTACTGCGAGACTTGCAATAAACAATTAATGAGTGATGAGGGTGGCTGGATTGTTACAGCTAACAAACAATATTTTTGCCATGATGGTAAAGATGGTAGTTGTTTTGACAACTATTGTGTGCTAAAACTTAAACAACAAAAGGAGAATAACCATGTATGGTAAATCA